CTATATTTTTATTGACTTTTTTTATAATTAGGGTTAGAATAAAATCATAAGGTCGCTTGACGACAAAATAAACGATACTGTCCCAAGAGGACAATTCTAGCCCTGCTCTTATGAGTAGGGCTTTTAGTTTATTAAAAATCCCAACACCGCCTGCAAGCAAAAGTGTGAGGATGTACTGTGTATAGAAAGAACGGCATTAAAAAGCCCTCTTTTCTGTACCCATTTTAACAAAATAAAGGGGAAAAAGCAATGTGGATGGAAGAACTTCCGAATGGAAAATATAAATATTTTGAGAGATATAAAGACCCTTATACTGAAAAATGGAAGAGGGTATCTGTAACACTTGACTCAGGATCATCCAGAGCGAAAAAGGAAGCGCAGAAATTACTAGATGATAAAATAGAAAACGTACTCCAAAAACTGACTACTACTTCTGCACTCTTTCATACAGTCTTTTCAGAGTGGTGGGAATTTCATCAGAAACAGATAAAACTAAGCACATATAAGACTATGTTAGCGACCTATAATAGAATTTTAGACAAAGTTGAAAAAGGCACTAAGATAGAGAATATGGATGTAAGATTGATTCAAAGATTGCTTGATACTGAAGAATGGACGTATACTCAAAAATATCGTGTAAAATCCGTGCTAAATGTCTTCTTTGATTATGCCATTGACCAGGGATTCCTTGAGAATAACCCAGCAAGAAAAGCAAAGTTACCTAGAAAAAAACAAAGTTTGCAGCAGATTAAAAATGCCAAAGACAAATACCTGGAACCAAAAGAATATAAAGCAATACTGAAGGAACTCTATCGAAAAGACATTACTCTAAGATATGCTTTAGCTTGTGAATTTATGATTCTAAACGGATGCCGTGTCGGTGAATTGGCTGGTTTAACATTAGACAAATATCACAAAGATAGCAAGACATTAGATATCCACACAACCTTCAATCGATACATACCAGACGATGACGGGCCTAAGACTTTTGCAAGTTTTAGAACCACACATCTGACTGAGAAAGAAATTGAAATTCTTGATCAGATGATTGAACTGAATCGTTTAAGCGAATCAACAGATAAGAATTGGCATAAGAGCAACCGTATATTCGTCACAAACACTGGCAAACCAATCCATAGTTCTATCCTAAGCAAGTCGCTTCAAAGAGCAAATGAGCGCCTTAAAAATCCTATTCCTAAACATATATCCCCTCACATCTTCAGACATACCACGATTAGTATTCTAGCAGAAAATAAAATCCCTCTCAAAACGATTATGGATCGTGTTGGTCATTCTGATTCTGAGGTTACTACTTCCATCTATACTCACGTCACAAAGAATATGAAAGATGAAGCAATCAATGTCCTTGATAAAGTAATGAAAAATATTTTATAAAAGTTTGCCCCTTATTTGCCCCCTGAATAAAGAAAAAGCCCTTCGGATAAAATCCGAGGGGCTTAAAACGTTGTTAAATCAACGATTATTTTTTAAGGTTGTAGAATGATTTCAATCCACGATATTCTATTTTAGATGTATTATATAGGAAGAAATAAGATAAAAACCCTATAAAATAAGCATAAATAAGAGATAAACTACATTTATTTTTTACCATAAAAATATAAAAGTTTTAACCTTTTGCCCCTTTTTTGCCCCTTTCCATCTCATACATCTGCACAGAATGTAACACCAGATCACGATACTTCCAAGTTGATACCAGATACTCAATGACTTCCTGGTCCTCTATCTTACATTCCATCAAGAGTAACAACTTGACTGTGTATTCATTTTTCAAAATCGGCACCGTGTAAGTAACATCTAACCAATGTTCAAAGCCTAAGTCTGTCTGCTCTACATTTGCTAATTCAATATTTAAAATCTTCATGTTTATTCCTCCTACTTATCTATTCGTAGAAAAAAATAAAAAAAGTGAAAAAATCATTACTTTTTTTTATTTTAGAAAGTACTTTCAGACAAACAAAAAAACCGCCAGCAACCGCCAGCGGTCAAGTGTAATTAAATTTTGAATTTCTTTCTGTTTTTATTTTTCTTCTTTTGGTTTATCAACGACGGTCACAAGACCATCTGGTTCGGTTTTGAATGCTGGATCTGTGTGAAGTTCACCGTTAGCTTTCAAATAGTACCAGCCATCGCCAGACTTGACGAATTGTTTGGATAGCATGTAGCCGTCTTTTTCTTCCATGAAATACCAGGTTTCACGATATTTAACCCAGCCAGTAGCCATGCGACCGTCTGATTTGAAGTAATACCAGCGATGGTTTAGAAACATCCAGCCTGTGACCATTGCGCCACGTTTGTCAAGATAAAACCAATCTTTGCCATCATTGAACCAACGGTTGATTAGGCAGTATCCACGTTCATCAAAGTAGAACCACTCATTATTGATTTTCTTCCAGCGTTTTGTCGGATAAGAGCCATCTGTCTCCTCCCACCACCAGCCAGAAGCATTTTGGCGCCAGCCAGCTTCAGTAGAGATACTACCTTCAATATCATTTTTAAATTGTTCACGGCTAATGCCCCATTTTGCAAGATAAGGATATGGATCCACATGGTCGCTTGCATTTCGTGGCTGATTATATGTGCAATACTGATGTGTCTTGATTCCTGCTAAGCTGTCAGAATCAAGCGTCTTAGGAATGCCAGCTTCATCAGCAAGATCTCGTAAAAGTTGAACATAAAGTTTATAGTCGCGCATGAACTCTTCTTTAGTAGAATGACTTTCAATCAGCTCAACTTGTCCGTATCCTTCAACGTTCCATCCGCCTCCTACATCGTAGGCCCCCATGTCTGTATACCAGGTCTGCATCACACGGCCGTTACCAACGACGTGTGAGAAAAAGCCTGAATCAACAGGACGACGCATATGGTAGTCTGCTTCATTTTGAGCTGTTGAGTTAGGATTACCAGTTGAATGAGCATGAATCTGACGATATGGTTGCTCTCCAACCTGTGGCAAATTAGTTCTTAATCTACTTGTATCAATATCCATTTATTTTTCCTTTCATCCTTTTGGAGGAAGATTAGTAGGCCATTGTTCATCAGTTAAGTAACAAATTGCACTGACCCGAATATCACCGATATCAGCGTTAGTAGGGACGGGGTCCTCAAATTGAAATCTAAGCTGATTTCCGTCACCTTCTCCTCCAAGATACCAAGTTCCATATCTTCTTCCTTTATCATTATAGATTTCACCAATCAAGCTAAATTTCGAGCGAAAGCCTGGAGGAACTCCGTTTAATCCTAAAATATAGCAATTTCTGTCTCGGTCGGACGGTTGAGGGAGGTATCCTAGACCTCCTCTACGAACTACACCGAACCATCCCCAAGACAGTCCTCCAAACTGGTACATTACCATATTATTGACACGGCGTACTTTAAGATAGGAGTTTCCTAATTTTGAAGCGATTGTTAAGTTACGCCAACCTGTGTCGCCGACTATGACCTCCCATCCACGAGGACCGTCATCTTTTCTCTTAATCCATTTAAGAGCTTCGTTTGTGACGGCCTTGTCGACATAGGTAGTCCCAACAGGAGCATTAACCTTCCCTTCAGGTGAACCAATTCCACGAAGTTCGTACTCACTTGCCGGTCCAGCTGATGCAGTTGCAGACGACTGACTTGGTAGCGTCACGCTTCCCCCACCGTCCGACAAGGTTAAAGTCGTTCCGGTCAAGATTAATTTTTGAGGAATACCGACACCATCGCGACCATTTTCGCCTTTTGGTCCAGTAGGCCCGACAGGTCCTTGTAGTCCAGTTTGTCCGATTGGTCCCTGTTCTCCACGAGGTCCAATAGGTCCGATGTCCCCTTTTGGTCCTGGTTGTCCATCGAGCCCGCGCTCACCTTGAATTCCTTGAGGGCCAATGTCGCCTTGAGGTCCACGCTCTCCAGTATCTCCCTTAGGACCAGGTAGGCCTTGTAACCCTTGAATCCCTTGAGGGCCATTTTCTCCACGGTCGCCCTTCGGACCTGGAGGACCTGGAGTAAGAGTAATATTCCGCAGCTCGTCCTTAGTAGCAAACTGACTTGTGTCGATTTTGTGTTTAGCTTCTAATGCTGCTAAACGTTTAATGATCTCTGAATTATCGTTTTCAGAACTTTTAACATGGACAGTCTTGAGAATTTCTTCTAATTCCGACCTAGTAACAATGCTCTCGATATCTACGATACGACCTGTCTTCTGTTCAATGATAGGCGCATTCTTAGACTTATCAAGTTCACTAATTCGAACATTGAATTGGAAGCTGTACACATCTGCAGATTCCTCTACTTTCTCAAAGTAGACATACCCGACAACAGGTTCATCAATCGTAATCAATGAAGTATCGAACTTGATTGTAAAGGTATTCTCTTCGATTGTCGTATCAACGGTTGAGTACCGTTTTGAACGCTTGAAATAAAACAAGCAGATTACCTTGTTAGCAGCTAGATTGTCAATCGTGAATTTGAATTCAGCGATGTTCTTATCCATGCTGAAAAATTCTCGGTGGAGTCTATCTACATCTCTGCTGTTCGATGTGATTTCAAGCTTCTTTTCAATAACCTTCTTCAAGTGCTACCTCCTTTCTTCAAAAAGAAAGAGAACCCAAAAGGGTTCTCTGATTGATTAATCTTCGCTTGGTTCGTGATATTCAAGCGCTCTGTCGCTATCTGTGATGCCAGCAGTCGTTGGATCAGTAACCACACCAAGCAAAACAAGGATGTAAACAAACGTGTTCACACCGTCTTGAATATTTTGTGGAACTTGAAATCCGAATTGTTGCGCCATAAGGAATACTGCCCCTAAAAGAGCGATAAGCGTAACTTTGTTTTGCAAACGTAATTTCCAGTTGATTTTATTCATTATCTTTCTCCTTTATTTCAACTTCGATTTTATCTTTCTGATCAACATTAACTAGTAATTGACCAAGTTTTCTAGCATTATCTTTCTTAATTTGGTTGATGTAAGGTTTCAAGAATTCTGGGAATGCCCAACCAATCGCTTCCCAATTCTCAAGCACTGAGCCTAGATAGTTAGCAATAAAGAACATTGTCCAGGTAATCCCCAACGGACGAACACCCAACGAACGAGCATACATCGCAACAAGTAAGATGACTGTGAATACTACGAAATGACGAATCAAACCCATGGTTCCAATCTTACTATCAAATCTTTTAGTCTTAAATGCCTTGACATATCCTGTAACGATATCCAGGATCATTAGCCAAAAGAAAATGTGAATGTATGGACTAGACGAAAGGTTCTTAAGATGTTCAATAAGTTCATGAAGTGGTAAATCTCGCATAAACTACCTCTTATTGAGCTGGCTGAGTGTTTAGCTCATTAGACGGTTCTTCTTTCTTCGGTTCTGTCCATTTCCAGATACCTAACTTGCCATTTTGCTCAAGACTTGCCAGTTCTTCAAGCGTCTGTCCTTGATAGGTGAACGCCTCATTTACTTGAACCATTACACGTTGGCCTTCCTGGAACTTCTCAATATGTCCTGGATTTTCAAGCGTGAAGATTTCTTGTGGCTTGTAGGTTTTACCAACCTGACCAAGGTCTACTAGTTCAAGACCACGCTTAAACAATGTAGGATCCAGTGGATTATCTACGTCTGTCACCCGAGCCAATACAGCCCAATCTGCGACGGCTTTCACTTCTGCGATTTTTGCATCTTTCTCAGCTAACTTGGTTTCATATTCTTGAGCCTGTGTATGCAAGTCTTCCTGAAGTTTCTTCACACCTTCAGCCGGATTTAGTTCAGTAGCAACTTGTCCAAGGACTGCTTTAATCAATTCTTCGTCTGAGTCATTCACACGGTTACCGATTAAAACACGGTCAAGAGCTGTGTAGGGTGCCTCTTGTCGAATGGCTACGAATGTGCGGTTATTATCGTAATATTTGTTTACTACTTTAAATGTCATATATTATCCTTCTTCCTTTGGTTTATCTAATTCTTCTGCTACTTTGTCAAATAGAGCTTTTAATTCTTCATTTGACTGTAACACTTTGTTGATTTTTTCAAGCTGTTCGTGAGCTTGCTTAAATTGTTCTTGTACTTCATCACGTTCTGCAAGACTGAAAGCCTCTGAAATGGTTTTATTGGCTAGTTGAATGCCTAAATTGTTAATAACCTTTTCCTGTGTATTCATTTTTTACCTCGTTTTATTTTAATGGACCTATCATTGACCATCTATAACCCTCTTTACTTTCTTTAACTTTGTGTAATTGCTCTATATTCCTATAAATATCGTTAAACAACAACAATAAATTGTAACCTGGACCCCCTGGAGAAAATTGCAAGGTTGTACCTTCACCGTATTTCACACGTAACGCTGTGTAACCATAGTATTTACCACTATCGGAATGGTTTACAACTAAGTTGAATGCATGGTCGTAACGCATATAGATACCGACACCACCTCCAGAGTCACCACCCATTGCACCCCAAACATCATTGCCAGGTCCTCTAAATGCAATTCCATTTGGGTCCCAAGATGTTTTCCAGCTTGTAGGACTACTTTGCATTTGAATACGTCCAGCGTTTAAATCAAAGGTTGAGTTACCATTTGTAGATGTAAGCACCCCGCCCTTGATATGATTTGCTGTGAAATCAACCGACTGAATTTTAGTAATGGTCGCTTGCTTCGCAAATAATTCATCAATAAATGCTTGTTGTGAAACTAACCGCTGGATGAACGCAGTATCAAACTTAACCTTCTCAGCTGTGACTGCTTCAGCTGCTAAAATGTTTGTAGTTACTGAACCAGCTTCAAAGTTTGCAGTCTTGAGTTTATCAATCATGGCTGACTTGATAACCGCATTGTCAATTAAGGTATCACCAGTGATATGCGTAGCTTTACCAACAATACGGTTGTTCCCGTTCGCACCAAGATTGATACCATTAATGAGATCGCCCGCGCTGTTCAAATTTTGAATAGCGTATGAACCAGCAAGTTGTGTGACTTGTGTTCTTGTCGCTTCCAAACCTTGAGCAATCTGTATCGCTCTTGTTTGCGCATCCGTGGCAAGTCCTTTAGCTTCGTCTGTGGTCTTATATGCATCATCAAACTGACTCGGTTTGTACGGTCCGGTTTTAGAGCCACGAACCAGTATAGGATCTTTAAACTCAACCCAGCCATTCTTAGCAAGATAAATATAAAATGGATAGTTATAATCTTCTCCAAAAGCAAAATCTTCTTGAACCGTAAAAGTTTTTTGGAACTCTTGCCACTCCCCGGAAACCTGACTATTAGGCGTCCCAATATCTGCATTCAATAATAATTTATTTAACCCGTGGTTTTTAACATTAAAAGCAAAAACGCTATCAACTTTTTCACGGATTCGATACTTAAAACCAAGCGTATAGGTTTCACCACGATAAATTTTTTTGACGTAAATCGGAAGTGTAAATCCGCTGAAATTATAACTTGTTAACCCTTGCGCTTTTACCGTAAAGATACCATCACTTACAGATACATCCACACCATTTCTAGTAGCATTTACTAACGTGTGCTTATCCATTGTCATCGAATTAACAATCAAGTTGTTATCATCTGTAACGTACCTCCCAACTTCTGTCTGGAAAATTTGGTTACTCATAACCATGCGTGAAACATTGTTCGATACATCTCTTTCAGCACCACCCAAAATCCGCTCGTATAATTGAGCAGTCTCTCTTACACGCTGAAAATCAACCTGATTGGCCTTGCTAGTCATTTGACTAGCAAGGTTTGCTATACGTTCACTGACTGATTGTTTGTATTCCGCAAATGTTGTTTCATTATCGTTTAGCTTATTCAAGCTGTTATTTGCGATTTTTTTAGCTTCTTTCGCTAAATCCTCACTTGTTCCAGCTTTTTTCAAGGCTTCTTCTGCTTTTGCTTTTGCTTCTTCAAAACCTGTCGGGCTGAAGTCGTGAAACCTTCGATTGATTTCTTCAGATAGTGCACGCTTGTTTTCTTCGGTTTTAGCTTTGATGGCATTCACTTCATCTGTGAATTGGTTAGTTAATTCTTCTTTTTTTCGGTCAAAGGCAAGGTTAGCATTTTTAAGCTCTCTTGCTAGTTGTCTTTCAAAATTACTTTGAAAATGCTGGTTTTCGCTTTTAAAGGCATCACTAACTACATTACCAATTGCACTTGCAAGGCCTGATTGAAACTGACCGAAACCAATAGATTTAAGCTTTTTAGCCATTGGAGAATAGTTGTATTTTGTGATTTTCTTTCGCACATCCAAGTCATAGTATTCGTGGTAGACACCTACCACATCAAACATCTGAACAGGTACATCACTTCTACCAACAACATCAATCTCAATGCTATCTTCGAGCATATCGCACAAGGTTGTTCTGAAATACTGCTTACCGTATTCACGAAGGCTAGATTCATCTGTTACATTTTGATCAGTAACTTCAATTACATCTTCATAAATTTGGCTATATTTATTGATTAAAGGGCTATCAACTACAACTGCAATTTTACGTTCATCATTATTTCCGTTTGCACTTTTAATCGTTTTTTTAAAAGTGATTCGAGTTTTTAATGATTTTGTTGATGTCTTCTGTTGATAGTTTGAAAGATTTTTTTGATACATAAAAAGCGATTCATTCTCAGAACCGCCATTTTTTAACAATTTGACTTGATATCCATGACGAACTAGATCTCCACCCCATTGTCCTAAAATAGAGTGCTTATCTTTTGTGAATGCAGTCATCGCATTAATACTATCAGTATTAAAAGTGTGACGATCATCAATATCAGAGAAAAAAGAAAATGGATTTTCTCTAGTGATGCTTCCAGCAAATTGACTCAAAGCAGTTGAACCTGATACACGATCAAGAGCTAGCGGACCGATCACATAATTATTTAGTAGAGTCATGACTTGGTTTGCATAGACTTGAATATATCCGTGTTTCTTTTCAACTTCGAAAATCACAAAGTCTTGCTCACCGTGTAGATCATCGGCAGTCAAGGAGGTTTCTTCTCTTAGTCTTTGCCACAACACATTATTGGTAGGAAATTTGAACGATAATTGATAGGTGCTATTTCCTTCTTGACCGATATCATCGTCGTATGCTGCATTAAGAGGTATGTTTCCTTCTGTTAAATAAATCATACTTTATACCTCCAATTAGGACGAATAGTCACCTTACGTACATCACCTGTATAGGTCACACCGTTAAGACCAACATGGATTTCAAAGAACCCCCCACGCTTTCTGAGTGTATTCTGCACTGCTCCACTGGCATTAAAGATGTTCTGTTTCCCTTGTCTACAATCAATAGTAGCTTTATTATTAATCGTCAAATACATGGTTTTTCTGCCAATAGTCAGCGATACATCTCCACTACCTTCAATCTCGATGACAGGCTCTGAATAGACTGTACCAGGATTCGTAATTGTTCCAGGAGCAGTAAATACTTCTGAATTCACAGTTTTTTGATATCTAAACGGCTGCATCGTCAACTTAATGGTGAGTTCCCATGCATGGTTTCCAGCAGGTTTGTAAGTTGCTGTCAAGAAGTTTGCGTAAAAAACTGATTCAGGATGATAACTAAATTCAAGGATATTATCATTCGGTTGAAATTTATCAACAATAACTGAAATATCGGTTAATTTTTTAATGTAGAACTTAAAACTTCTTTCATAACTCTTAAAAGAACCATCAAGTATACGATATGAACCATTTACTCCATGAAGCGAAGCTACTTCACCTCTTGGTTCTGCTCCTGATACTTCACCAAAATCAGTAACATTACAATCTGCGAGGGTAGATGTATTAAATCCATTTATAATCATAAAATCCATTACATACCCTCCCTTGCAAAGAATGCACCTTGTCTTTGATAGCTATTCAATGAGATCTTCTCACCGTCTAGGTAAGTATCTGTTGGTTTTTCAAGGATAGCAGTAAGGATATCTTCCAAACTTGCTCTCAGAATCGCTATCTCAGACACTGTTTTATCCTCTTTTACTTCAAGCTGAGCAGATGGCATAGACAACTGTGCTTCAAGATTCTTTGAAACAGATGAAGTCGAATTTAGATCTAGGTTATCTCCTGAAAAAACATCAGAAATTTCTCCAGCCATGCCTCCAACAGTGTTTTTAACATCTCTGAATCTATCTTGTAAACCTTTATCTAAACCTTGCATAATTGCATTACCAGCTGGAATCAAGAGCTTACGGTCATATTCAATAGGCCCTTTATGGTCAGCAATCCATCCAGCGATTCCACTAACGAAATCAGTGACACTGCTCCAGGCAGATTTTAATCCGCCCAAGAATCCATCTAAGATTGCTTTACCAGCAGACCAAAGATTGATATTTTTAATTCCATTAAAAATACTTGTTACATTTGATACTAGACTACTTACAGCTTGCTTCATGGTGTTCCACGCTAATTGAGCACCATTGACAAGCCCATTAATTAGTCCAAGGACTGTCGATTTGAGTGTTTCCCAAGCAGAACTTGCAACAGAAGAAATTGTATTCCATGTATTAGATAAAATTTGAGCGAATCCATTAAATATAGTTTGTGCATTTTTAACAATTCCATTCCAAATTGTATCTCCAATTCCCTTGATTGTATCCCATGCGCCATTCCAATCACCAGTAATGGCTAACATTACAGCTTTAATAATTCCCTGGATAACATCAATAATCGTTTGAATACTATTTTTAATCAATTCCCAAACAGTAGTTACTACTGTACAAATGTTGTTCCAAGCCATTTCAATGTAAGGCCCAAGAATGCTCATGGCTGTTTCAATGATTGTCTGAATAACTCCCATAACGGTTTGGATTACCGTTTGGATTGCGTTCCAAACAGTTTCAAACGTTGTCTGTATCAGCGTTTGATTTTCTGTCCACCATGAAGAGATATCGTCCCATACAGACTTAATAAAGTCTACTACTGATTGAATGATTGGAGTTACAAATTCCACCATAGCATTCCATGCTGTGGTTGCAGCTGTAACCATATTATTCCAAATTTCAGTTAGTGTTGGTGCAATTGATTCCCATAAATTAGATAACCACGACATGAAGTCTTGCAAGAGTGCTTTACCTGTTTCAGTTTGTGTGAAAAACCAAGCAAGTGCTGCAACTGCTGCTGCAATCCACCCTACTATAGGAATTGCTGAAATAGCAGCTGTAGCTGATGCTGCAAATCCTGTAATAGCTGTTTGAATGATTGCAAATATCCCTGGTATTCCTCCTAGACTTGCTATGAATGTCGCAAATTCGACTACTGGTATTCCAACACCTAATGCAACTATTGCTGTTTTAAGTAAATCCGCTGCTGCTTGATTTTCTTTGAAGAAGCTTGTTATATCTTTAATGAATGATGAAACGCCCTTTAAAGCAGACGAGAGCAACTCAAAAGCTGTACCAAGAAGATTTACACCCTGTTCACCACTTTCGATACCTAATAGCTCACTGACAAATTCTCCTGCTATTCCTAAAATATCTCCGATTGCAGAACCGATATTGATAAAAGTTTCACGGATATTTTCTGCAATATTAACAATTTGGGTTGCAGCTCCTTCAGAAAATCCAAGAGCTTCTAAAATATCAATATTGTCTTCCCTATTCAAGGATCCAAAAATCATATCAAAAAATGTTTGAAAGATTCCTACTACCCTCGATAGTTGACCATTTACTGCATTTCCAATAGATTCTCCAAAAACTTGAGATACAACATTGCTTATGCCTTCTGATAATACAACTCCAAGTCCTGAAAATATATTTCCTAACATCGGTAAGAAATTATTAAACAGAAATGTTGATGTAGTATCAAGCAAAGCTCTAAGAGATGGCAAAATATTTTCACCAATAGCGAGTTTGCCGAGAACATTTTGAGCTGCTGCCTTCATAGATTCAAATGAACCAGTAAATGTCGATGCTGCTTCTTTAGCTGTTGTTCCGGTAATATCTAGATTTTCCTGGATAGCATGGATGGCACTATAAACATCTGAAAGGTTGTTAATATCATACTTAACACCAGTCAATTTTTCTGCATCAGCTAATAGCCGTTGCATTTCTTGTTTTGTACCACCATACCCAAGCTTAAGATTGTCCAGCATTGTGTAGTTTTGCTTCGCAAATCCTTGATATGCCATTTGAATACTTTCCATTGATGTCCCCATCTTGTTAGCATTATCAGACATATCAATCATCGCCATATTTGCAGTCTCTGCTGCTTTATTCGTGTCACCGCCTAAAGATTGCAATAGACTTGCTGAGAATCCTGTCACATTCTCCATGTACTTATTTGCGGACAAACCTGTAGTTTTATAGGCTTCATTTGCAAAACCTTTAACTTTATCTGCGGAATCTTTAAAAAGTGTTTCAATACCACCAAGTGATTGTTGAAGAGCTGCACCTTCACTTAATGCTGAACCAATTACTTTCCCAATTCCAGCAGCTACAACTACAGCTTTTAAAGCACCAACCATTTTAGAACCGAGGGATTCACCTGCACTAACACCAGCTGAAGCAACTTCTCCACCCATTTCTTTTTGAATCATTCCGCTAATTCCTTTTGCGGACGGAATGATCTGTACATAGGCTTTACCTAATTCTGTTGCCAATTATTCCTCACCTCCCATTTTAGTTAGTAATTTTTTACGATAATTTTCAAAGTCCTCACCAGATTTAAATACAAGATAGTCTTTTTCGTCTTTTTCTTCTCTATTAGTCAGTTGATCTACGATTGAGTTTGGACGATTTGCTCCCTTTTGACCATCTTTAGTCTGTAGCCACAAAGAAAGAGATAATCTATCTACCATACTTGCAAAAAGCAATGTATCTAATGATACAACCTGGTTTGAGATAATTTTTTTTATTCTGCTATTATCTCTTAAGCCATATGCAAAAACAGCTACCTGTAGAAGAGGTAGCTGTCTATAGTCGTATATCCGATAAGTTTCTGCAAGATCACAGATAAGAGCATCTTCATCTTGTCTTATCATCTGTGCAAGGACTACGATTTTTTTACTTCACGAATAGTTTCAAATACAGATTTCAATTCTTCTGAAATCTTTTCAGTTGGAACGATACCATCTTCTTCTCGAAGGTGATCTTTGAAAGCCTTAGCTTGTTCATCTCCAAAAAGAAGTTTTAGAACTTTAGGAAAAGCTTGTCCATTCCCTTCATCTACTTCCCCAATTAGTTCGAGAAGTTCGTAGTTATTTAAACGTCGCTCACTGATTTCAAATTTGAAACCCGATGGTGTTTTTCCTTTTACTGTTTTAGCCATATATTATGCTCCTTGAATATATTCGTAGTGGTTGTTTCCTTCATTGTCAGGCAATGCTGTGATTGTTAATTCATATCCAACTGGTTCACCGTCTTTATACCCAATTTCACCAATCTCACTAACTTTACCACGAGGAATAACGATACGCTTCACAGAACCATTCTTCAAGATCATATCAATAACAAGAATATGCTCAGGTAATTCACTGGCATTTGCTTTAACTGTAATACCAGTTGCAAGTGTTCCGGTTACATTAGCTTCACCATAAACTTCTTTTAATACAGCAATGTTCAAACCTTCAATCAATTTGAATTTGAATGTATCTTTTTTATCTGTCTGAGATGAAAGAACTGTCTGACCACCCCATGCTTTAACTTCTCCGCTTTCTGGTGAGTTTTCGTTCGTCAAGCCATCTTCGGAAATAAATCCTAATGTTTCAAAAGCTGCATGGAGAGCATCTTTTGCATTAGTAGGAAGAGTTGTTCCTAATGGTGCACTAGATACTGCTCCACTAATATTAGGTTTAGCAGCGGTTACGTTTGCGGATGATGGTTTATTCATTTGTCTTACTCCTGTTCCTGTTTCTTCTGTTTGTGGACTCATTCCATTCTCCTTTAATTAAAAATAATTTAAATCATATACCGCTTGATAACGATATTTTTTCGTTTCGGTATCTGTAAAATTGTAATCACTATTATGATGAACACCACTGATTTCATTTACTGTGATTATATTTTCAATTGCATTTTTTACAATTTCGTTTAATTCAGCAGCTTTTTGAAGTGATGGTGCATAACTTTGAAAAGCAAAAGTGGCAGAGTGAACATAATTGTTCCCTCCACCTCCAGTTTTTTGAATGATTACAAATGTCTCAGGCATGTTAACGTCATGCTCAAAATAAGTCGGAACATCTAATTGTTCGTCTAAGTATTTTTTTACAATTTTTTCAATCATCTTAAAGCCTTTAACAATGTATTATCTTTAGCATTTTTCTTTCTGCTTTTGACATTTGTTGTACTAATTGTGGCATTTGCACGTTTTTGACCAGGTGATACAGTCAATTCAAAACCTTCTCCAGCTCGATCTGCAACTTCTTTCCCTTTTTCTCTCAAGAGATTCTGCATTTCAGCAGAACGAAGAAGTTCTGACACTCCAGATGAATTTAATTCGAATTTCATTTTACTCATAAGTCTCGACCATAACTTTCTTATTCCAGTCTAATGGCATCATTGCTTCGATACCTTCTAGAGGTATGCCAATCGTGCGCCATTTACGTCCAAAGAAACGAACTTCACGGTCCTCCCATTCGTTCTGATCATCTTTTGGGATACCTAGCGTATAAGCAGCTTTTTTCCCCGTCAAATTAAGCTGATTTGTGATATCTTCTGTTGAAGATGGAACAACCAGAACATTATCTATTTGAATTTCTGAATTTTCATAAATAGTATGTCCAAAGTCATCTTTACCTGACTTGGTTTTTCCAATCAAAGTTACAGTAATTCCTTTAATCTGTCCCATAAATATCAATCACCCCATATCTTTGTTTCTTAAGACCGAGACGTTTCAATTCTGAGTCTTTAATAAAGAGACCTCCACCAGGAACTAGATAAGAGCCACTCACTGAATAGCCTAGGGCACTCTCAGAAAATTGAGTCATCGGCTCCTGGTTTGTTGAGGTCATCAAGGTACGGGCTACTACATCTACCGTAACAGACTTGACTACTGAAGCAAATGATGGGTCAGTTAACACTAACCCATCTAAATCTTTACCAACTTTTTTAGCTTCAACACGAAGAGAATGAGAAACAACTTCCAACAGTGCTTCGGCTCGTTCTTTCTCATCGAATTTCAATGTTCGCCACAATGTTCGAACATCTTCTACTGTTGCAAAGTTTTCCATTCATCTCATCCTTCGTTTTCGATTAGTAAATCAAGCAAGGCAGATTTATTGGCTTTGCTATCATACTCAACACCTAGCTCGTCAAGCTTTGCCTTAATTTCAGCCACGGTCAAAAGGTATTCCTGTTTAAATTCCTCAATAGGAACCCAATCTCCAGATAGCTCGCTATCTGTTGAAATGCAAACACCTGTATTTTTATCACGATATGTAGTCATTTCCTACCTCCATTAAGCTTTAACACGAGCGAATGCATCAGCATCTAAGATTCCCCATCCAATAAACGCTTCAGCACGCAGCAAGATTTCATTATAGGCTTTCAAGTCACGACCTGCTCCATCTGGATCACCATATTCAATAATTTCCATAGGAATATTCTCAGCATATCCCCACTTGAAGCGATTCTCAAAGTCACCAACAATCGCATGATCTGTTTGAGCAGTTCCACCAGTTACTGTCAAGTTCTTATTGACATCAGATTTCATTCCGTAGAATGAATCAGGATTTTGTCCAAAACGGAATTCTGGGTATTGAGTTACACCGTTTACTTTCAATTTAGCAAGTGATTGACCACCTACTGGAGAAAGAGCTACACCAGTAACTTCTCCACCTTTAGCAACGATTTGTTGAACCGCTGCATCGATGTTGTCGTCAAATTTATCCTCTGCATAATTTACGATATTTGCAGTAACCAATCCATCAAATGAGTTAGTGTCACGGAAAGTTGCATCTGTAAGACCTTTTGGTTCCAAACCATGGATAGCAGCAATATCAAATGCATCTGCAATTTTCTTAGCGAATCCTTCAGCAAATTGTGAAAGGTATTCAAGTTGTTTTTCTTCCGAAGCATACTTGAATTCATCTGTGATACGAGCTTGGTATACAAATTTAAGAGGTTTGATTACCTTTGGTTCAATGGTTGCTTTACCATCACCTTTTTGTTTACCTTCGCCAACGATCTGAGCATTTCCTTCAAGGTTGAAGATGAATTGTTCTACCCCATTAAACGGAATAGGTGTTTGAGATGAGAGTTTAGCAAGAACAGAACGTCCTTGTACTTTGCTAATTAGTTCTTTGACTAGTTCTGGTTGAAATAATGTTGCTTGTTTTAATGAATTATCTGCCATTTTTTTATTCTCCTGTATGATTTAATTCTCGAAGCATTGACTTCATTTGCATTGTTTTGTTATCGCCTACTTGAGGTTCAGTTTCTCTAATCGGCGCAACCGGTTGAGTTCGCTTGATATATCCAGCTAAGCGCTCTGCATCTACTTCAAAACTTTCCTCATCATTCCCCTGCAAACGATCTGCGAGGTCATAAGGTAGTCCATATTTCAATGCAATGCGAGTTCTCAGACTAGCTGTCTCATACCCCGCGATTTGATTCTGCAAATCTTCAAGTTGCTTATCAGCATCTACCTTATTTTGATTAGCAGCTTCAATTGTTGACTTCAAGCCAACATTTTCTTTTTCCAACTCTTCAACACGAGACTTGAGCTGGTCATAGTCGCTAAACTTCTCTTTCTCTCGAGACAAGCGCCCTTTAATAGCAGCATCAAATTCTTCCTGTGTAGTGATTGGTTTAAATTCTGACATTCTCATGTCTCCTTTCTCCTGCTTCCCCGGCAGTTCGGTAATTTTTTTGGGCATCAAAAAAAGCAGTCCCCTGACCGCTTATTTTAATAACTAATCTTTTGCTTTTTCTTAGGCTTAGTCGTAGCACAAGCCCAATGCGCAAGCAGAGCGCTATCCATCAAAGAAATATCCATATCTTCAAAATGCGATCGATAACCAAATCCACCATTTGATCCAATATTCCGCTTATCGCAATTAGTGGCTACTTTAGTCAATGATGGTTGGCCAGAGTGACAGATGGTTTTCTGGTAGATACCTTGTTCCCAAAGAGAATTTGCCACGATGATTTCTTTCACCGTAGGCAGAATCACATTCTTGATTCTGTAGTCCTTCAGCTCTTCGTCAAGGATCTTCTGACCACTTGCGCCATCGATGACAATCTGAGCTACATCAGCTTGTCTCAGAAAAGCAACCATCCACTCATTCCCATTACGAACAGATTGACAATCGATAGTTTCAACAAAGAAACGACCGTCTTTAGTACGTGCAGCAATACTCATCGCTACATTCGTTCCATCTTGACCATACTTAATCCCAACAGATAATTTACCAACAAGATCTGGAATATCATCCACTTTTAGCTCATTCCACTCAGTTTCAGAAATAGCAGATTTCTGATTGTAGGTTGGCCAAAATCCCAAACGTTGGATATTATGGTCTAGCTTATCCTCACCAAGCTCTGCTTCAATCTTACGCTCATTTAAGTGGTAGCCCATGGATGGATTAGAATTATACCAAGCTTCCACATCGTCAATTTCCTTTTCATCAGTAACTGACCACTCAGCCCAGCCCGAATACTTCCCTTTTCCAAAAAGACAAGTCTCACGATACTTAGTAAAGACCGTACCGCTAGAAACTGGTGTCGGAGGTGTCCCACACATAATTGTGATAGGATTCTCACTATCCGTTACCGTGTACTTCAAGGCAGATTCCTGTTCAGTCGTGTACTCCTGGGCTTCGTCAATGATCAACATATCAAAACCTTCACCAAGACCACCATTTGAGGTTCTTGTGCGGAATTGGATTACACCGCCTGTTGAATAAAGTTCAATCCTTTCTTGCCCCTTAGCTCGAATAGAATTGAAATCCTCACCATCTACATACCCCATTTTTTCAAGGTATCGTTTAACCTTCTCAAAAGAGGCATGAGATGTAGAAATTCTGTGAGCCGTATGTAGGATATTTAATCCTTTATGCAGCCCCCAAATTTCAAAAATATAGAGGATTTCTGATTTACCATTACGACGTGGAATTGAATAGCCAAACTTCTGATGCACCCAAAGACCATTTTTATCAATGGCCATCATCGGTAGCAAAAGATTTTTCTGCCAGGCATAACAAGAAAGACCTGTCCGTTCGTAAAGTTCAATCGCTTCTTTAGCTTTTGAATTTTTCTTGACGTATTTTAAAATCACCGATTGAGTAGGATTCTGATTGCCAAGTTTCTTCTTCCTCGCCATTCTAATTTCCTTTCAATCGTCATCGCATGATAACCCTATCGCTGGGAGATATCGGATCACCTCCTAAACCAAAGCACAATAAAAGCACCCTTACGAGTGCTAAAAATCATTATTTTCTGTCCGATAAAAAATCAGCCCAAAATGGATTTTCTTTATCAAAAATCTCAATCTCTTCTGAGGTCATATTGTGCGGATAATCTTCAAAAAGGTTATAAAATTTTTTCTTGTCAAATGTGATCAGCATCAAGCCTCTAGCAAACCACGCTGTATCAACCCACCAGGTTTTATCGCCATCATTTTCTTTATAACAATAATCGGACCAGTTCACTTCATCATAATCATTTTTCATGTCCCTCAGCCCCTTTCATTTGTTGAGAATCTGCTGTATTGATAAAACTCAATATCTTGTGAAATTCAGGATTGTCTTTCAGTGAATTCACATCAATAAGATAGCTATTCGCATCATATTTTGTCCTACCAACACTATGAGACTTCTGAGCTTTAAACCTTTCTTTCAGAACAATGTTATTGAATGGTTTAAAGCCATTTAACGTTCTTGATTGAAGTTCCAAATACTCAAAACGACCTTCATTTTTTCTTACAATAGCTGCATGCCTACCTGTTGCTAAGTAGTATTCATTTCCACTTTCTACTTTCCCTAACAATTCTTTTACCGCAGTAAAATCATTAGTGTTTTTGACCACATGTGTTTGAACTCCAGGAAGATTTCCAATCATTTTAATTCTACTATCTCTAGAAAAGAAGTCGCAACTTTCACCACCTCTGAAGTCTAGAACAGTATATCCAGCTTTATTTCCTATGTAAGCAAATGCCGCTGACGAACATGACCCTCTAGTCCTATCTCCACCACCGACAGCTTCAATAATTTGTTCCTCAGTTAATTTTTTTCGACTTTTCTTAATAGGATTTGAAAGAATTCCGTTTTGAAGTGCTAGCTTTCTCACTTCACTCATTTGCAAATCTTTGTTTATGTCTTTTCTTACTTCTATTTTAACATTTTCATCTTTTTTTCTCCAAATTTTATTCCAAATATCCTGAACTTTTCCGTTTTTAGGATCATAATCTACAATACAACGACAATGCTGATGCCTTCTAAAAACATTCTTTGGGACTCGTGGATATTTATAATTCCCCTCGACTTCTTGACACCATTCACAACAATGAAAATAAGATGTTCTGACAATCTCTGGTTGTAAGCCAGCTTTATGATGAAACTCCGCATTCTCACGAATGCTATCATCAATAATAGACTGTGTGAAGTTCACAATAGGTTCATCTAGCAACCAACTGACATCCTCGAAAT